CGCTGATGAGCCACTCTCGGTCTCGTATCAAACGGCTAGGCCAATCAATCCCCTGAAGACGGTCTCCACGGTAACGCTTAACATGAAGCATTGTTGGGTCCATCGAATCCTTGTACAAGGATATACCAGATTCAGGCCAAGCCATCCATCGCTGTGAACCCATTGGCGAAAGGTCTCTCTTTTCTCCAGCCTTACCCTTAGCCGCGTGGTGTTCCATAACAAGCGCAAAGTCGTACTTGGTGCGAAGGTCGTCAAGAACAGCCATCGCTTCGTCCGCTGAATCTTCGTATGATTCGTTTGCTCCACGGCGATACATCTTGTAAATCGGTCCGATGCAAACAAGTTCTGGTCGGTGAGATGCAATCTCTCGCTGTAGTTCAGCCTTGTCCGACAAACGACGAATCTCGATACCGCCAGGACGACGCCAGAACTTCAAACGCTCACTGTCAAAGTTGTCTGGGTCTTTGCTCTTCAGCATGTTCATGTAGGGAACACCGGTCTGCGTAATAGCCTGTGTAGGGTTTTCAAGGTCAACAATCAGGCAACGAACTGGGTCAATGCGCTGGTGGCTAAACGGGTGGAAGCCCTGCGAAGCCGACATAGCAATGGTTCGTAGCAAGAGCGACTTACCAGCACCTTCTTCAGCAACAACAATCGTTCGGTAGTCACGGTTCATCATGCCAGGAATAACAACCGGAGCAATCGCATCAGCGTTTTCCTCAAGTTCGTACATTGTCATTGCTTCTGGCTCTTTAACGTCGAACTGACCAATGCCGGAAAGAGACTTCTCCAAGCCCTGCGCAACCATGTATGGGTCTGCACCACCAAGAATCAACTCGTTTGATTCACTGAACTTGTGCAGAAGGGAGCGAGCAGTGCTGTGCTTGTAAATAATCGAAGCGTACTCCTGGGCATTAGAAGCCGAAGGAGTGTCAATGACCATACTCGAAAGTTTGGTAATGGCTTCGTTGTCGTTCATCTCAGCCGAGATGGTAACGATGTCAATCTTCGAGCCCTTAGAGAACAGACGGCATATTGCTCCGTAGACCCGTGCGTTGAATGGACTGTAAAAATCCTCGACACGGCAACCGTCAATGCCTACGACGACAGCCTCTGTCGATAAAATCATCGAACCGATTAATGATTCTTCCGCAACAATATCATGCGGAATGTTTGTATTGCCCACTATGCAAAACCTTCCCTGTTAGTTCCAATAATCGATAGAGCGACGTTTACCCTGAGCATCCAGGGTGTACGGGTTTCCACCTGCATCAACCAACTGACCTTCATCGTTGGTGGGACGAGTATAGCCCATCATGGCAGGATTGTCAAATCGAGCATTGCCCTTTTCATCAACCCAAAAGCCATCTTCACTATCATATTCGTCGTAGATAATAGCAGATTGCAATTTATCTCCACTAAGTTCTTTGCCCTTAGCGCTTTTTGGTAGGAATTCTTTCCAGCGTTCAGAGGGGCCAAAGAAGGTCTTAGGAAGCATGGTGTACTTAAGGTCTTCTCCATGGCGAAGCGAAATGTACTTCTCAAGAGCGGTCTTCAACTCTTCGTAAGGCACACCTTCCTTGATTCGAGCATTGAAGCAACCAAACGTACCCTTCTTATCAACTGGGCGTGGGTAGATAGACCACAACTCTTCAAAGTCAACAGAGTATTCAAACGAAGACTTCCTCGTCTTCTTCTTCTTCTCGTTGCTACGAGATATATCTTTCTCTAATGTTCTTTCTATTAATGTTCTTTCATGTTGTAGGAGATTGGCGGCTACCCCTATAGGAGATTGGCGGCTACCTAGGGGTGTTTTAGCGGCTACCCCCTCAGGAATTGACGGCCACATGTAGTACAAATTGCTTGAGTATGAACCGTCTGGTCGCTTGCGCTTATCGGTCACAATTGCGCCAATAGAGGTCAATTCCTTAACGGAATCATCAACCCTGTCAATGGAGCAGTGCATACGCTCGGCTAGAAGCCTGCGTGAAGGCCAAGCCGCCTCGTTGCTCCCAATGTATCGGCTAAGAACGCCAAATAGCCTGACTGAATATGGGCTAATGTCAGCATCCAGAATCCACTCAGGGATAGTTGTGTAGACAAATCCCTTAATTCCCACTACTTCGTTCACTTGTTCATTCCCCTTCCTGCAAGTGTCTTAACAAGGTCGGTGATGAGACTACCATCATCAACCACGTCTTCGCCATCGGTAACGGCATTGACGATTTTGCGCTTGTTTTCAAGCAATCCGTAAATGTCTTCGTCAATGGTCTGCGGTGCTAGCAAATACCAAGCAGTAGCACCGTGCATGTCGTTAATACGACCATAGCATCGGCTAACGCACTGTTCATGGATTGCTGGCGTCCAGCCAAGTTCGCAAAACACAACGTCAGAAGCAGCGGTCAAGGTCAATCCTTCGCTGGCTGAAGTCATGTTGGCTACGAACACCCTGCATTTAGGGTCGTTCTGGAAACTGTCAACAGCCTTCTGGCGGTCTTCAACCGAAACACCACCACGAATCTTCACTGCCACTTCCTTGTAGCGGTCAAACAAAGCCTCGACCATAGCAATGTGTTCTGCAAAAACAATAACCTTCTCGTCTTCGCTGGATTCAAGGAAGTTGTCAAGCCATTCAGTAACGGCACTCAACTTAATCTTGGATACGCTGTCACGCAAAGCAGTAATGCGAATCAGGTTGCGAGCGTTGTCCAAAGCAATCTTCTTCTCCCAGTAAGCAGAAGTGCCGTCACTACCTTCTTCTTCGGCAATCTCTCTTGCTTTTTGGGCAAAGTATTCAACAGCATCTGCTTCAACGGTCTTGTAGTCCTTCATCAACTTCTCGTCAATGGACAGATACTGAACAGCGTTACGAAGCGGTGGCAGTTCGCCATACACGTCGCTCTTGTTACGACGCACAAAGCACATCTCTCGGAGTTTGTTGTTCAGTTCCTGGGTATTCAGAGCCGTATTGCGCTGTGGCGCATATCGATTTTTGAATTTCCAGGCACCCCCAAAGTGGTCTAGTCGACCAATCGCTTCCAGTTGCGGAATAAGTTCATCGGGACGATTAGTAATCGGAGTACCGGTAAGAAGAATCGTAAAGTCATCGGGACCGAGCATCTTCGCTAAACGCATAACAGCAGCGGTTCGCTTAACCGTCCACGTCTCCATTGGAGAAATTCCGCGGGAACCACAACCACCACAGTTCACACTGTTCGAACGAACTGCACTCCCACACTCCGGGCAGACATGCTTCTTTTGCCCATTTTTAATAGCATGAGATTCATCAACAATCAAAGACTTAAATCCGTGCTGAATGATGTCATCATTACGGTTATAAAGAATGTCATAATTAACGACAATTACGTCCGATTCTTCGATTTCGACAGACTTGCCACCGGTAAGTATGGATACCCTTATTTTCGGAAAAAATTTTTTAATCTCCCGTTGCCAATTAATTTTTAAAGTATTAGGACAAACCACTACTGCTGGAAAGGCTCTTTCAGATGCGACTGTAGCGATAGCCTGAGCAGTCTTACCTAGTCCAGGCTGGTCTCCAATAATCCCCTTGCGAACGGTCTTGATGTAGGAAACACCCGCCTGCTGATAGGGAAGCAACGGGATTGCTATGTCTTCAATATGAACTTCGCCGTGGAGCGCCTCGGATGCCTCACGCAACTTATTGGCACGCTCGGTTATCTCACGGGCAACATCTACGACCTCTTGTGACATTGTGAGACGGAACTGGAAAGCAAACCGCATAACCTGCATAATGTCGTTCAACGGGGCAAGCCAAACCCTTTCCTTGATGCTCCATCTGGCGCTAGGAATAAAGGCACGCACTGAAGTAATCATCTCTGGGCTGTACTCAAAAGAGATGCGCACCTTGTCGCCGTCAAGTTCGAGTTGCTTCATACCTTCGCCCAGAGGTCCCGTTTCGTATCGCTCGGCACTCATTAACTCTGGGGCAAGTTCAATCCCCCATTTGCTAGCAAATTCCCTGAACTCATCAATTGATGAGAGTGGAAACGAGTTGAGTTTGTTGTGGGCGTCCCATTGACGACCCTTAATCATTCGTACGTCGTTCACCAGGTCAAGGCTGAATTTACTGTTTAGGTAAATGACTTTGCCTTCTAACCAAGCATAGTTCTTTTTGTTAATTGTAGTCGTCATTAAAACCATTATACATTACTAGCCCTCAAAAGTCAATAGCGATTGTGCCTTGACTTTAAACATTCGTTCATCTATAATGTGGTCATTCTTCGAAAGGAATGAAATGGCAAAGAAAACATCCGCCAAAAGCGACTCACTAGAGTCAATTATTAGCGACATTAACAAGCAATTTGGGGCTGGCTCTATTATGCGCCTAGACGCATCGGACGTTGTGCCGGTTGAGGTAATCCCTACTGGTATTCTCCCATTGGACATGGCTTTGGGCGTAGGTGGTCTTCCTAAGGGTCGTATCATCGAAATGTACGGTCCGCCATCAAGTGGTAAGTCTACGCTTTCATTGCACTCGATTGCAGAAGCCCAGGCTCTTGGGATGGTGTGTGCTTACATTGACGTTGAACACGCATTTGACCCTATTTACGCAGAGGCTATTGGGGTTGACGTTCCTTCCCTGATTTTTGCCCAGCCAAACAATGCTGAGCAGGCTCTTGAAATGGCTATTCGTTTGACAAATAGCGGTGAGGTTGCAGTTGTTGTCATTGACTCTGTAGCCGCTTTGGTTCCACGAGCCGAACTTGAAGGCGAAATGGGAGATGCACACGTTGGTCTACAACCAAGAATCGTTGGTCAGGCAATGCGCAAGATTACAGGTGCGGCTTCTAAGACCGGAACCATTGTCATCTTTATTAACCAACTGCGTGAATCTATTGGAAAGATGTATGGACCTAGCGAATACACACCTGGTGGAAAGTCTTTGGGCTATGCGGCTTCTGTTCGACTAGACATTCGCCGT